CGGGATAATCAAGCCTGAAGTTGACAGGGTTGTAAAAAATCAATCCAAAAACTTGCAGGGAAAGAAAAAATAACTATCTTTGAGGTGACAATTGGATTAAAAATAGAGCGACATGAGAAGAAGTAATTACGTTCAAAAATATGCCCTCACAGGGGATAAACCGGTAAGGTTCCAATTGGTCGCTCTTTTGCCTTCCGGTTTTTTCTTTTGTGAGGGCTTTAATCTAAATATATGAAAATAAAAATTAATCAATTAGAACCTAATCCTTATCGGGATATGAATAATTATCCCATAAATAAGGATAAGGTTAAGACCCTGGTTGATAGTATTCAACAGACGGGTTTTTGGGACAACATTCTTGCCCGAAAGAAGGGCAGTAAGTATCAGATTGCATACGGGCATCATAGGCTTGCGGCAATCAGAGAGGTATTAGAACCTAATGACGAGGTTGATATCCCAGTAAAAGAATTAACTGATGCTCTTATGCTGAAGATCATGGCCAATGAGAACATGGATGATTGGAAGGCAACACCACAGGTTATTGATGAAACCGTCAGAGTTACAAAGCGGTTTCTTGAGGAGCACCCGGAGGAACTTACCAAATATCAGAAATATGATCTATCAAAACCCACCATGGTGGGAATTGCACGATTTCTTGGGTGGGATGATGAAAATAAAAAAGGCCCATGGCATCCTGATCGCATATCCTATTCCCTTGAACGTCTAAAGATGATTGATGATGATAAAGTTGAACATTCGGTTTTTACTGAACTGCCAACGGAAAGGGCTGCCCGTAACTTTGTTGATGTAGTCAAAAAGTATGACATACCAAAAGAAAGGCAGAAGGCAGTTGTAGAAAGATATAAAGAAAAGGGCGGAGGTGAAATTGGAATGCGTGATGCAGCAATGGAAGAAATGTTTGTGCCGAAGACAAGAGTTTCGAATTCCGACAAGAACATTAAACAATTCGATGCAGAGTTTGCGAGTGTCGATGCTATTGCCGAAGACCTACGTATGGCAATTTCAAGATTATCGAGACTATGCGATGATATTGGTGTTCCTCAGTATTGGAACGGGATTAATTGGACCATAAGGCTTAAAGAAACCTTAAGGAGAACCAATACAGATATTGAAAAATTTATTAACCAAATTTAAATAGAGATGAAAAAAATTAATCTTGAAACACAAATCCTGGCTGCCTTTCATGAAGGGTTGAACAAGGGACTTAACTGGCTTACCAATGAAGATATTGGTATAATGATTTGGGGTAATGGGTACATACCTCAAACCGCTCACATCTTTAATAAGATGATTAAAGAAAGAATGTGGAAGGTTAGAGAACTTGCAGAGCAGGAGGGGACACTCATCATACCGATGAGAAAGAGAATTCCTAATAGCACCAGGGGTTTTAAAATTACAGCGTGGAAAATTGCGACTATTGATGATAGAAAATACATTGAAGATGAGTTGATGTACAAGTTGCATAATGGAGATTCACGAAAAAAATCAACAATTAGATTTGTTGAAACTGCTGTTGCAAGTAGTATGTTACCGCCTATTAAGTTGCATGAATTAACAGAATAATCATGGCAAAAGACCCTGCCGTCTTATTTTATACACAAGACTTTTTAACTGGATGTACTGATCTCACTTTTGAAGAAAGGGGTCAGTACATTACTTTGCTTTGCCTTCAGCATCAGAAAGGGCATTTAAGTGAAAAAACCATTAGGTTAACCTTAGGTTCCGTTTCGGTTGATGTGATGAGTAAGTTTTTGAAGGATGAACAGGGGTGTTATTATAATGAGCGAATGGAAGATGAAATAAATAAGCGGCAGCATTTCCTTGATACACGGTACTTTAACGGGAAAAAAGGGGGACGACCTGCAAAACCTAATAAGAAACCTAATAAGAAACCTACAGAAAACCTAAGTGATAATGATAATGAAATTGGTAATGATATTATAGAAAAAGGGGGTATGGGGGAAAAAGAAATAAATATACCCTTTGACTATTTTTGGAGCATGTATGATAAAAAAATTGATAGGGCAAAGTGTGAAAAAAAATGGCAGCGGCTTACGGATGAAGAACGGGAAGAGTGTATGTATTATCTTCCTGCTTATATAAAAGCAACGCCCGACATAAAATTTCGGCGCAATCCTGAAACATATTTGAATAACAAGTCATGGCAAAACGAAATAGTAGAACATGGAACCGATAAAAAAAATAGTGGTGCAACAGATGCAGAGCTTATTGAACTCTTCGCTACAAAGTACGGAGTTAAGCCCTGAAAAAACAGAGATAAGTTTATATAACGATACCTTGGCCGGGCCAAAGGATATTATTGACGCTTCAGTCAGAGTAAAAAAAGCATTCCCCGCACTGCCAAAGAGTTTTTATGATACATTTGATGATAGGATTAGAGACAAAGGATTCACGGTGCAGAGGCTTAAAGATGCTGTAAATTATGTAATAGATAATTGTCAATATCCTACTCCAACAATAGCCAATTTTATCAGCTATGACCGGACAGTCAAATTTAAAACCTATGATGAGATGTGCAAAGAAGCATTAACCAGTGATAGCATTTGGCGGGAGTGGTTAGCGGTTAAATATCCTGACATGCCTAAAACAGTATGGGTACATGCAAATGACGTTCATAAATACAATCTTCAGAAGTACGTTATAGCAAATGGATGAACTTAAACAATGGGTAACAAACGAGATGCAGCCTGAAGTGTGGTTAAGGGTAAATGCTTATCAGTTGGGCGCAATTAAAACGATGATTGCGGAGCAGTACGGCTGGCCGGTCTTCAGCCTGAACTTCAACAAGGAGGGAAATAAAGTACAAAAGACGATTATATGATAGGGATGCGAGTAAAATACAATAGTGAGATGACCGGCACGGTTATAAATGAGAATTCTACTCATGCAGTAATAAAATTTGACACTGGAAGTATTTTTTGTGTTGGTAAGGCTGGATTAATTGAGAAATGTATGGATGATATGAGCAAGGATAATTTAGAAAAGTGGATAGATACCATTGCTGTAAAGTTGAGAAGCGAAGGGATAACGAAGGAAAAATACAACAAAGAAACTGCCATTAAAATATTAGACCAATGTGTCGGAGGCGGCAGGATGATTAGTATTTTCGAGTTGAATGAATCCGAGGTTATAGCACAACTAAAAAGCGAACAGGGTAAATTATTTTGATATGATACGCAACTTTACATTAAAGGAAAAAATCAACTACCTACGCACAAAGGGAACCTTGACATTTGTTGACGGGCAGTGGGTGTTCAGGGGTGATCCGATGTTAAATGGACTTCGTGAAATGTCTGACAAATCACGGATAAAACTTGTAGAGACTATTTTTGATTTGTATCTTGGTATAACAATAGAATGAGATGAAAACCGAAACACGAAAAGTTTACCAGTGTGACCATTGCGGAAAGTGGATGTTATCTGCCGGGGCAATGGGTTATCATGAAAAATGGTGCAAAAAGAATCCAAAGAACAGGCATAAATGTTTTGAGCTTTGTCGTCACTTGAAAAGAACTCTCAATATGTACACAAGAGGAATTGAGTTTGAGTGTTTAAAAACAGGTGCAAAGATGTATTCATTTCAACTTGAAAAACGGAACTATTACGCATACCGACAGAATCCTCAGAACATGGAACGGATGCCATTAGAGTGTAATAAGTTTGACGAGATGACGTTTGAAGAGCAGGAGAAACGTTTTAATTATTCTGATGATGGATTTGGATTATGAAGAAAAAGAAGTCACTCAGTAAGCTCAAAGAAGAAGTGTGGAGCCTGTTTTCAGCCCGTTTAAAAGAACGTTATGCTGACGACGAGGGAAATGTCAGGTGTTTCACTTGCGGGGCCGTAATGAAGTTAAACACTACAAATTGTCAAGGAGGGCATTATCTTTCACGGGGTGCGTATCCTGGATTAATGTTTCATCCGGATAATAGTAGAGTTCAGTGTTACCGTTGTAATTGCCATCTTCACGGCAACACGGTTGAATTTCGGATAAGATTGATTGAAGAAATAGGACTTGAAAGAGTTGAAGCTTTGGAAGCACAGAGACACGTTCAAGTCAAACTTACACGGTCAGACTATGAAAAAATGATAGAAGAATTAAAAAATAATTCAAATACATGACAAATGTTCTTTTTCCGTATATAAAAAATAGTTTAAAAAAGACTATGATGACTTCCGAAGAGTATTACAACCAGCCAGACGATCTTGAAGCCCCTGGTTGTGCGTGTTGGCTTGTGGCCTTTGTTGCGGCTTCGATATTTTGGGTGGCTATTTACTTAATATTTGTGAGATGACAAAGACAGAACAAAAGGCGGAGATGACGAAGGAGGAGTTTGCAAAAACAGATAAACCCCAAATTGCATATAGCGAGTGTTATGTGCAGCCTTTTTTTACTTTTTACAATGCCGACAATATGGCTATAATGAAAACCTTTAAAGACAAAGAGTTTGATTTAGCTATTGTTGACCCGCCTTATGGGATTGGTGCAGGAAGCTCAAAGTTTATAAATAGATATACAGCGAATAAAAGAGCCGCTAAATTTTATAAAGAAAATGACTGGGATATATTACCAAAAAGTGAATATTGGCAGGAATTGAAAAGGGTTTGTAAAAATTACATTGTGTGGGGTGGAAATTACTTTACTGAATATTTAGAACCCGCAAGATGCTTTATAGTGTGGGATAAAAAAACAGGTGCAAACTCTTATGCAGATTGTGAGCTTGCACTTACAAATATTGACGGAAACTCAAAAATAGTTACTAAATTTTGGTTAGGGGCGAACGCAGAAGATAATGACGGCAGAATACACCCGACGCAAAAACCGATTTATGTTTATGAATTTTTACTAAAAGAATATGCAAAAGATGGATTTAAAATACTTGACACCCACTTAGGGAGCGGTTCAATTGCAATAGCAATAGACAAAGCAAACACCTTAGATAAAAAGAACCTTACATTTGTCGGCATTGAACTTGACCCAGACTATTTTCGAGCGGCAGTAGAACGATTCAAGAACCACAAACGGCAATGCGTGCTTTTTTAAGGTTGCACATAACGTTACGAGGCTATGTGCAGTAGCGGATTAAGAACACAAAACTTTAAATAACAGATAAAATATGATAGTAGAAC